CTTAAATCTTTAATAGATTTCTTTTGTTGGTATGATTTTAGATTTTTTTTATACATAAATAAGGCTTCTTTGTTACTTCCACCGTTACTTAGCAACCTAATATCATACTTATTTCTGATTAAATCTCCACCCCATTGACCTATGATAGAGTGTTTATCCTTAAATAATGCATTTGCTACTGTCACATTCTTTAAATTAAGGTTATGAGTATTTGCTATATCAGAAGAGAATGTAAACTGGTGTTCTCGAATAATACTACTCACAAGACTTCTCATTACTCTGTCACCACTAGCATTATTAACACTTAATTCAGTGATAGAATAGTTATTTAACAATGTAGCTACTTGATTGGCATAAACAGTAATATAAGCGTGATGTTTTTCCACCTCAAAAATGATGAATTCCTGTTCACCGTGTAAGTCATCAGCAAGTAATAGTGTTTCTTCTACTAAGTCCTCCCACAATGGATTATTAGTTGGAAATTTGAAACTTAATTGATATTTGCTATTCCCTTCTTGCACTATTTCATCATTATAAGCAAAATTAAGAGGGGTTTGCCCCTCTTTTAAATAAATCATACTCTCCACCTCCAATTACCTTTTATTCTAATTCTAGACACATTCCCTCTAGTAGTAACACCTTGAATTCCTGGTTGTATTTCAAAGAATCCACCACGTTTTCTAATTGAATTCTTAAGGTTTTTGTTTCTATCGTAAACATTTTGTTTTAAGTGTCTACAATCAATGTAAGCTTTCAATTCTAATTTTAAATCCATGGATTGATTCCCGATGGTAAGCGTTACATCTCCATTTCCTTCAATCTCAATTATAGGTTCGGAAAAGATATCACCTACATTAGTTATACTGCCGTTAGCTCCTAACGTGATTAATCCATCATCGGTAGTATATCTAAATGGATTAAATCTCAATTTAACATTCACCCTCCATCTTGAATTACCTTGCTTACTGTAGGTAATATCAACTAAATCAGCATAGTATTTTGATAATTTTAAATAATCAAACTCTATTTCATTATCAAAATCATTAAATAATTTACTCAATTCAACTACTTTTTCATAATTAACAGCAGAGAATTTCAAGACGCGTTCTTGAGGCTCGTATGCTCCATCATGAACTACATAAGTACCGTTAGCACCATATATTTTGCTTTCTTCTGACACACGCTTTTTCGCTACCTGAATCTCTCCACCATCAACTAACACATAGTCTTTAGGAGGTAATATTACATTGTTAATCTTAACCATTAAATTCCCTCCCTTCTAACAAAAGTCATTTGTCTATCATATGAGTTTTTTGCCATTACTTCACCATCTAAATAAGTATTGAAATCTTTATTTGAAATATCTTTTAACAAATCTTGAACAACTCCTAACGCTTTTATTACTTCGTTATCATCATCTCCCATAGAAAAGTCAGCTTTACTCATATCATCAATTTGTAAGTTTTTAGACACATTCGCACCTACTTCAAAGTCTGTCATTTCGCTTGTGAAGGCTTTGTTAATATCTCCAGCCATTCCACCAACTGTTTTTTTAACTGATTCAAACTTATCTGTAAGTCCTTCATCTAAACTCTCCATGATGGCAGTACCAGCAGGAATAAGTAGTTTTCTATCTAGTTCAATAGGTCCTTTATGATCTCTAATCCATCCAGCAATACTACTAACAAAACCTTTTACACTTTCCCAAACTGATTTCAATCCATTTAAGAAACTTCTCATAATAGCACTACCGGCTTCCCAAAGATTTATACTGCTTAATGTACTAAAAATATTTTTAACACTACTTACTAAGTTTTGGACACCATTTTTGAAGTTATTCCAAGCGTTTTGTGCTGCATTAACAAGTCCTTGAATAATGCTAGTCACACTAGACTTAATAGAGTTCCATGTATTTACTGCAATACTTTGCACAGTATTAAGTAATGATGTAAAGAAGGCTTTAAAACCTTCCCACAAAGCTTTTATTCCGTTAACTAGTCCAGTTACTATTGAAGTAACTGCCGACTTAATAGCGTTCCATATCGTAGAAGCGGTTGTAGATAGAAAGTTCCAAATAGCAACTAAACCATTTTTAAAACCTTCCCAAGCATTTAATAATAAAGATACCAAAGTAGTTACTATTGCCATTACAACAGTTTTTATACCTTCCCAAACCATTTGAACCGCCGCTTTAATAGCGTCCCAAATCATTTGTAAATCATCTTTAAGTTTTGTGAAGTTACCTGTTACTAAATCAATTACGATTAGTACCGCTCCTAACACAATAGCTTTAATAAATTCCCAAGCACCTTGAATTACCATCTTGACACCTTCCCAAACGGCTGTAAGTCCTGTTTTCAAGATTTCCCAAGCGTTTAAGAATGCATCAATAAACGGTTGAACAATGGCGTTAATAGATGTTGTAATGAAAGTCCACGCTGTGCTAGCTGTCGTTTGAATACCAGTCCACAACGTAGAGAAGAATTCACTTACACCTTGCCATAAGGCTTTTATTTCTTCTACAGCAACCGCCCAAACGGCTTGAATTCCAGTCCACAACATCGTAGCTCCTGTTGTAATTCCGCTCCATATAGCACTAAAGAATTCTACTATTCCATTCCATGCTTGCTTAATAAAATCAACGAATCCTTGCCATATAGCTTTTCCATTTTCAGTCTTTGTGAAAAACCACACTAAGG